GTAAAGGGTAAGCGTCAGCTCGTGATTGCCAAGGCCCGACGTGTATGAGCGCGAACCGGTGCCAAATGCGGTGTTTTCCAATTGGTCATAGCGCTGAGTGAAAACGGCGGCTGTCGTCTGGTCCGTGATATCGACGGAATTGACGAGACAAACCGGATTGCTGAGGGCAATGGACGTGGCCATGGGTTATTCCTTTTCGTTCGTGTCTGTCTTAGTTTTAGCATTTTTTGCGGGCTTGGGCGTGGATACTTTGATAAAGCCGGCCGCTAAAAGGGCTTCGACGTTAATACCGGGGCGGGCTACGTAAGGGTCGCCCGGGGTTCCAATCTTTGCGGAAACAATTTCGTAGGCCATGGTTACCCCGTTTGCGCTTGTCGTTCTACCGTTAAATCGTAGGCGGGTAGCTCGGAACCGCCAATTACGGCGATTGTGGGCCGTCCGTCCACGACACCAACATTAGCGGTTAATACTTTGTTGGCGAGGTTCATTAGTGACCGTTGCGCGTCAAGGTTGCCGGGGCCAAGTGTGATTATGCGTACCGGGAACGTCATTTTTACAATGTTGTAGTTCCATGCGACAAACGTTGGGGCTTCGATGAGGACACAAGGCGGCACAATGTTTCTTGGGTCCGTGACGGCGGTTAGCCCGGTAACGGCGTTTAGGGCGGCCGCTAAATCGTCTAGCGCCTCGTTAAATAAATCCGTGTAGGCGGGTACGGGCATTATGCGACCTGTGGCCGGTCAATGCCCAACAGCTGTTTAATCATCGGGCTGAGGCCAACGGAACCGCCCGCTACCATGCCGTCAAACGACGCAAAATCCGATACGGAACCCCGTTGCCGGTACAGAAAACCGCCGTAGGCGATTGTTCCTAACGTGACGGCGCCGCTAGGGCTTGTGGACAAACTATCGACGTAGCCGGCCTCACGTCGTCGGTTGTAGCAAAACGCGTTGGCGGCAATGGCGCATTGGGTCAGAAACGCGGCGTCCAATGCGGTAGCGGTTCCTATTCCTAGCCAATCCTCAATGTTGGTTGCGGTAATCCACGTACACGCCGTAGCGGCATAGGTAAGTGTTCCACTAGCGGCGGTTCGTTCCACGTCGCTAGCGGTGACGGCAAACAACACTTGGTTGGCTATCGCTATCAGCGGGTCATAGGTCAGGTCACCTTGGTCATCAACACCGGTAAATAAATATTGGGGTAGCGCATACACGGTAAACGTGCCGTTAAAAGGCGCCCCAACGTTAGCGATAGTGACGCTATCGCCAACGTTTAACGGGTCCGCGTTCGTCAGTAGTTCGACAACCGCGTAGTTGTCTACTAGCTGTTTGTGGGTGATTTGTGCTACCGCCATGGCGGATAACCCGCCTTTCGGTTAAGCGTTTACGAGCTTCACAAACTTGGTTGCGTCAGCCATAAACGCTGCCGCGTATCCGCGCCACGAAATGGTGCGGCCCAAGATTGACGGAACGTCCACGCTAATTGCGCCCTTTTGCTGTTCGTAGAATTCGAACCCGGCGGCCGGTCCGGCGGCGTGTCCGACGACGCCCGACAACGTGCCGGTGGTGGTTCCGCCCGCCATGTTCTTATCGACGACAAGGACGAGGCCCAACGGGTTTCCGTTCCACGACGCGGCCGACGCGTTACCAAACGCGTTTTGTCCGGCGAGGCCCGGCGCACCGGTGAACGGGAACACGGGGCGACCGGTGCTATCGACGAGCATTCCAAGCTTGGCCCACGTGACCGGCGCAACGAAATAGTGCGTTGGCAGATAATTCGAGCCGTTGGAAATTTGGTAGGCGGCGCCGTAGATAGCGGCAATGACCGCTTCCGGGTCCGTCAAATCGGTGACGGTTTCCGTCTGTGACACGCCGCTAACCATGGTGTCCACGGCGTAGTTGTCGGTGGCCTGACCGTACGCAATGGCGAGCTGATTAAGAACGATGTTGAGCGACGCGGGGTCCGTCCAATCCATGTCTTGTTCCGACATGGTGACGTACGTACCAAAAGTTTTCTTGGTCACGTCCGTATTGGAAATTGTGACGGTGGACGGGTCAAGCGTGTTCAGCTGTCCGGTTGGCTGTTCGGTGACGGTTGGTCGCACGGTGATTTTTGGGCGACGGAACGTCGAGCCGGCGGCCGGCATTGCGCGTGTGCCGATTGCCGACACGAAAGGGCGCACCGGGTCAAGGCCGTCATACGGCTGACCCACGATTTCTTCCGGCAAGATACCGGGCGTGTCCGTGGTGCTGATGTTGGGCGCCGCGGCTTTAATGCGCTCGTTCATGATTGCCCAACGTGAACCGCCGTCCACCATTGCGGCGATATATTCGGCGGGGCTTGGCAACTTAAAGCTACGTGGCTGTGCGTACACCGGCGCAATAGCGGCGGCCTCAATCACGGCGGGGGTTTCGACTGGCTCGTTCATTTCTTGGTCCTTTTGCTCGTGGTCCTCTTGCTCATTATTACCTAAATCGTCGTCGGTTTGTGGGATAGTCGCGGCGACCTTTTCGACAATTGCCGATTTAAACGCCCCGTACGGGACTAACGACAATTCTTCCCATACGGCTGATTTAACAACCATGGTTCCGTCTTGTTCGTAGGCGAAATCCACCGGCACGACGCCTACCGATACCGCGTCCAAAACGCCGTCCGATGCCAAAACCAACGCTTCGTTGCCCTCGGTTGTGTCGGAAATCTTGGCTTCGAACATGACGGAATTTCCGACAAGCTCGCGGGCCGTGACGACGCCAACGGGGCGGGCGCTGTCATGGTAAAGATACATTTTTGGTTTCTTGCCCTCGAGCGGTAGCGCGCCTGTCTCAAATCGGACCTTTTGGCCGTCGGAAACGGTGGCGGTTTCGCCATAGGTGAGGGCGACGCCCGCCAACGTCCGGCGCGGCAGCTCGCCGGGCGCGGCGGCGTCTAAGGTCAATTCTTGCGGGGTTAATCTCAACATTGTTACGCCCTACTTTCTTGCGTGTTTTCTTCGTACATTACGTCTGTTGTTTCCGGCATAAGTGTTTCGCCCAAATAATCGTCTACGTCAAATTTTACGTACGTTCCGCGCGGTAGCACATTGTCGCTAGACAACGTTTCCGCAATACAATCGGCGTACACTTTCGCGCCAAACATATAAAGGTCCATGCGGGCTTGTTCGCTCGATTGGTAGCTGTAAGCACCGGTGGAAACACCGACAAGGTATGGCGGTATGTTTGCTAAACGTGCCATTTCGAGCGCCTGATAGTTAGCGGCCTCGATAAGTAGCATTTTGTCCGGGGTCGCATTGTTTGGCACAACCTCGACAAATTCGTTTACTGCCGCCGTCGAATTTGACAAGCGCGCATTGTCAAACGCGGCCGCCATGTCCGCCAATTCTTGGCCGGACATTGGTTCGCCACCAACCTGACGCAACGTAACCGCCGGTTGTGTGGCTTGCGAATTACGCAAACGTGCGCGCTCGAGGCGTAACGCGGTTTCTATGGCTTGCGGGCTTGTGTAAATCAAACCTTGGATTGGGGAAATGAATTGGATTACGTCCTCGTGCCTGATTGGTAGCCCGTTAAACAAGATTTGTTTGGACGGCGCATAAAACACCGGTCCGGCTTGGTCCAACGTTGTGACCATTGCGGACGGCAACCGGGTAAACGACGTGGGGAACCCGTCGGCCGTTCTTTCGGTGACGTATAAAAAACCTCGTTGCGTAAAAAAAATGTCGTCAAACAACCACGCTAGCAACGTCGAATTTGGTACCGATTTGTCAAGCCGGCGCAACCACGAACGCGGCGCCTCGGGTACCTCTTCCATTTCCTCGCCATTCCACATTTCCTTATACATGACCAACGGCATACAAGAAATGACCGACGCCAAAAGGTCCCTAGCCCTCGAAATCGCCGGGACCGCCATACAGCGCTGACGCGCCGTACCGTCCACATACGAATAGAAATTATTTATTTGTGACGCGCCGGCGTTGCTACCCGCGGCCGCTTTCACGGTGCGTGCCGGTTCCGGTGTTCGTCCAAACAATGGCATACGCCAAGTGTGCCACATAAAACGGCGATTTGGTGGCACTAGCCGCCCCGCACATATCCCCGACAGATAGGCCGACGGCTAGCGCCTCGTTTACCCTAGCGGGTTGCCGATACGACGACGGGTTTACCTACCAATTGTGGTTTGCTCGCAAGCGCCGCCGCCCAAACCATACAGCGCGCCGCCTCAATCGGTCCGGGTGAACGTTGCGACGACAACGCAATAGAACCTTGATGTTTCACCAATACGGCTCTTTCGCAATGCTCAACTAGTAACAGCTCGCCGTTGTGACAGATACGGTTTTCTATCACCATGGCTTTTACGGCCGCGGTCCATTTTAGTAGTTCTTTGTAGCCGACGATTGTTCGCCGGTGTTCGTGTTGTGGCGGGTAGTGAAGCTCGAGGCCCGGAACGATTGCGACACGTAGCCCCGGGTTGTTGGCTATTTCTGTTTCCATTTTTGCCCATAGTTCGGCCATGCTGACGGCGGTAAACGCGACCGTTACGTGCGTTTTACGTCCGTTAGCGACAGCCCGAACCGCCACATAGCGGGTGTCGTCCAATGAGGCTTCGATAGCGAGAACCCCGCCGGCGGGGATTGGCTCATCGGTTTTCAGCGCGGCGAATACGCCCGGTTCCAACCATGCGGTAGTGGACGCTTGCCATAGGTTTACTGACGCACGTAGAAACGCCGCCCGGTTAGGTGCTTGGGCCTCGGCCTCAATTACCCGCATTTCCAACGTGTGACCTAACGCCGGGTTGGCATACGTCCACGCTTCCCGGTCCATTGGGTCCAATGAGCTAGGCGGCGAATATTCCGCGAAATACAACGCGGTTTGTTGCCCGCTGTCTATTGCCCTTAAACCTTGGTCACGCCAACGCAACATTGCGCGGCTTTCTTGTGTGCCGGCTGTTGAGGTCATTAACAGCATGGGGTTTTTACGTGCGCGTTGCGACGGTAGTAAACCCTCGTCTATGGCCGCCTCGGAAATGTCCCAAACCTCGTCCGCAATAATCAAATCGCACGAATAGCCGTGACCTGCTGACGGTGTAGCCGCTCGAATATGCCACACGGAACCGTCCGGCATGGTGAGCTTTTGCCGGCCGTAGGACCACGATACAACCGCCCCAAAACGGTCCGCCAAAATCGGCGCCAAATACGTAAACAACGCCGTAGCCAAATCAAGCTTGTGTGCGACCGTAATAACCGTTTGAGCTTTGCCCCGGTGCTTGCCTTGGGTCGCAAGCCACCAACCCACAAGCGCCGCATTAAGCGTTGTCTTACCGTTCTGTCGAGCCACGGAAACAAGCCCAACACGGTGTAACCAATCCCCGTTGTTGTCAAACGCCGTAATACCGCGCAACACGTGAGCTTGCCACGGCATTAAATCGACGCCCAACACGTGCGCCGCAAAATCCGCAACGTCACCGGACCAATCCCCGAAACCACTATGAGTAGTTGTCTCCAATCGAGGACGGTCCCGGCCGGTTCCCGCCGGTTCCCGCCAATCCGCGCCGGTTATGGCTAATTCCGTTTCGGATAGAGGAAATACAGCG